ATCTACGGAGTGACAAAGGCGTTAGAGTTCTTTGGGGTAATCAATTCCAAGACACAGAATGATGCCATAAGCGCAGCGGAGAAAAGAAGAAAGGCGGAAATTAAAGCGCACAAGGAGAGGGTTAAGGAACTTGAAAAAGAGATCGATAAACTTGACGAGCAGATAGCGCAAATAAGGAAAGGGCGAGCGGCAGTAGAGAAAAGGTATGAAAGAGAGATAGAGTTAGCAAGGGCTGCGGGTAAGGATACCACTCGACTTGAAGGCGAAAAACTTCAGGCAACCATTGATCGGGTAGCAATGGAAATTAAGGCGCTTCGTCAGCGGTATCAATTTGAGCGTGAGAGAGCAGAGGAAATGGCAGAGATTGCAAGATTGCAAGGAAGTGGGGGGATAGGAGCGTCAATCGTTGCGAGTGGGGCTGAGGCAATGAGGGCGGAGGTGAGTGAAACTGTGGATATGCTGGATGAACTCTTGCACGACAGGGAAGTTCACGAGGCAGAGGTATTAAAAGCCCAACAAGACGCTGCCCGAAAAGCATATGAAGAGCGGCAAAAAGAATTTGACAAACTAAGGGAACAAGCAAAAGAGCATAGGGAACAGATGATGGAGGATGCTCAACAGTTCCTTGATGAGATAAAACCCATTGCCGAAGAGACTGACGAGATATTAAACGTCGGTATAAACGTAGACGTGCCAGAAGCCGAAGCCGTAACAGTGCAATATGAGGAGGCTTGGATGGGCATGATTGACCGAGTGCGGGCGGGTCTTAGTGCATTTAGAGAGGAGCAAGTAGCCTTTGCAATGGCAGCAGAGATGAACGCACAAGCAGTAGCGGACTCCCTTAACGCAATCAGCGACATTATCGGCAAGGAAACGGAGAAGGGTGCAAAGTTAGCAAAGGCAGCAGCCGTAGTACAAGTTCTAATAGACACGGCAAAATCTATAAGTGCTACCATAGCGGGAGCAGCACAAGCGGCAGCAGCGGGTGGACCAGCAGCACCGTTTTTGCTTGCTGGGTATATCGCATCAGGTATAGCGACAGTACTAACGTCATTCGCAAGCGTTAAGAATATACTTGCAAAAGCGGACACACAGACACCTTCGATAGGAAGTGCAACAGCTTCAGCAACAGGCGGAGCAAGGATAAACCCCGTAACAAGCGGGAACACTCAGATAGACGCAAACGGCAACAGCATCCAAGATTCGCAGGAGATGAAAGTTCATGTGGTAGAGAGCGAGATAACCGAAGTGCAGGGCAGGGTTAGCGTAATAGAAAACCAAGCAGCAGCACGTTAAATTGCGACAATCCTTTTATATCATATAGTTATATGAATGGAGTTACCTGTTTACAAATTAGTCATTGACGAGAAAGACGACTCAGGGGTTGATTATATCGCCCTTGTAGACCAGCCTGCTATCCTTAGAAATTGGAGAGCGTTCTCGGATGACTCGTATAATGACTACCCAAAAGCAGCAAGTGCTAACGCTGCACGTGCATTAAGGTTGCGTGACCAGTATGAACTTGACTGCGGTACTCAAACAGGGTGGGCGAGAGCGAACCAACTTGCAGACGGGGAGAATATCACAGAAGAAACGATAGCACGGATGGCATCCTTTGAGCGTCACAGGGGCAACTCGGACGGTGACCCAAAAGAAGACTGCGGTGCGCTGATGTGGTTAGCGTGGGGAGGTGATGAAGGTATTGAATGGGCGCAGCGTAAACTCGACCAAATACGTGATAAGAACCAGCGAAAGTTCAGGTTCAATCTTGACGAAGACCGTCAGATACTTTCGGGCTTTGCAATGGTAGCGGATTTACCTATCTACCGAGCGGACGAAAGAGGTGAGTACTATGTGATATTTGAACGGGACACCATAGAGCGAATAGTACACAAGTACTTTTCAAACTCGTTTCATAAGAACTTCAACCGTATGCACTCAATGAATGAGACGCTTGACAATGTGGTCTTGTTTGAGTCGATGGTAATAGATAGCGAAAGAGGGATCAAGACACCTGAAGGGTACGAAGAAGCACCTGATGGGTCATGGTTTATATCCGTAAAGGTAAACGACAAAGAAGAGTGGGCAAAGGTAAAGGAGAACTTTAACGGTTTCAGCGTTGAGGGATTCTTTGATGAAGTACCATTTAAGGTAGAGGATGAGGCGGTGCTTGAAGAAAAGGTAAAGCAATTAACAGGTCAATTCAAACAACTATTAGACTATTATGAAAAAAGAGCAATTTGAAGCCCTTATCGAAGAAGCCAATTCGGTGCTGGGTAAATTGAAAAAGAAGTTCATGGTGAGCGGTACGCTTGCTGATGGAACTCCTTTCATGGCAGATCCCGACATTTCTATTGGGTCAGCGGTTTTCATCTCAACAGACGAAGGCGAGATTCCTGCTCCTGACGGAGAACATGAACTTGCAGAAGGCGGTTCAATCGTAACTGAGGGCGGTGTAATCACAGCGGTAAACGCAGAGGGTGAAGAAGAAGTCCAGGCAGGCGAGAAGGAAGAAGAAATGCGTGAGCCAAAGGTGGTGACTGAGCGTCAGGAGACAGAAAAGCGATTTGAAGAAACTCCAACACCTGAGCCTAATGAAGTTCCTGCTGAAACAGTAACGAAGGAAGAGTTTGACGCAGCCATCGCAGAGAAGGAAACAGAAGCGACAGAGGCAGCAAAGAAGTTCGCAAAGGAATTGGAAGAGTTAAAGGCAGAACTAAACACGACTAAGGATGATTTGAAGCAGGCGGTTGAGACTATCGAGAAATTCGCAAAGCAGCCTAAGTCAGAACCAGCGACTGAAAAGAAGCCTTTCCGAGTTCGGGTAAAAGAGTCTCGCAAACTATACGGACAAGAAAAATATAGAAACAATAAAAACCAATAATTATGGCATTTGATTTAACTGGCTTACCAGCCTACGTAGATGAGCAGAGAGAAGAACTGATCGAACGATTGGTCTTTAAGGGGAAGACGCTCCCAATGCTCGCACCTCTAACAGGGGTAAAAAGCGCAACTGACGTACATCGCTTGAACGATTCTGTAATCTTTGCAGATGGAGATTCTTGCGGATTTACAGCAACAGGAGACACAACTCTCTCACGTCGCACCCTGACTGTTGGACGCATTAAGGTAAACAAGTCTTGGTGTCCAGAAGAACTTGAAGCGAAGTGGACACAGATTCGTCTTCGTGCTGGTTCTTACTATGACGAGAACGATTTGTTCGCTGAGATTGCTACTGCTGCTATCAACCGTATCAACTCACAGATGGAGACGGCTATTTGGCAGGGTGACACTACAAGCGGAAATCAGAACCTTCTGCACTTTGACGGATTCTTGAAGCTGATCTCAGCGGGTTCAGGGTACACTACTGCAACTGGTTCAGGTTCACTTGCAATCAACGATACCAACATCCGTACAATTATGCAGAACATCTACAACGATATTCCTGCTGAGTTGCTGGACTACTTGGATGATGATTTGGTACTGTTCGCAGGTAACGATACTATCCGAACTTACCAGATTAAGTTGGCTAATGACAACCTGTACCACTACAACGGTGAAGAGCAGGATTTTGACCTTATGGTTGAGAACACTCGCTTGAAGGCGACAGGCGTACCTGGACTGAACGGTACGGACAAGATTGTAGTTGCTCGTAAGTCCAATATGTTCTATGGAACTGACTTGGAGAACGACTACGAGAATTTTGATCTGTGGTACTCTAAGGATGACCAAGTCATCAAGATGGCTTCCAAGTGGAAGGCAGGTGTACAGTTCGGACACCTTGAAGAGGTAGTTTACTTCGCAGGAGCATAAGTTTAACAACGGGGGAGGGTTGACCTCCCCTTTTAACAGAAATCGAAAATGGCTTGTAATTTAACACAGGATATTGAACTCGGATGCCGTGACTCAGTCGGAGGCATTAAGCGAGTATATATTGCTCAACTGGAGCATAAAAATACATTAACGGTTTCAAGCGGTACGGTTGGCACGTTCACACTAACCACAGGGAATCAGTTTTGGGTTTACGACTTCCGAAAGCAAACAGGTAATGCTGTGGAGAACGGAACGGGGTCTACGGAAAATGGTTCTATTTTCTACGAGCAGACGGTGACATTCCCTATCGACAAGATGCAGGCATCACTTCGAGAGGAGTTGACGCTACTTGCTCAGAATCGGGTAATGATTATTGTGCTTGATCGTAACGGAAAGTACCACCTTTTCGGCAAGGACAACGGGCTTGACCTTAACACGCTTGAAGCAAACACGGGGACAGCAATGGGTGACCGCAACGGTTACACTTTAACATTCAATGGAGCAGAAGAAGACATGGCTCCAGAGGTTGATAGTTCACTCATTAGCACACTAACAGCACCAGCATCGTAAGGGATTACGATTCTAAAGAAAAGAGGGGGAGCAGGGATGTTCCCCTTTTTTATTGCGAGAAATCCTAAAATTCATATAGTATAGTATGAAGTTAAAGACAGAGTGTATAGGGCAGACTTACTATGTTAAGAGCCTTGATATGAACGTCACCATCTTCGACGACCCTGAGAAGTTCGGGTTTTACAAAAGTCTTGGATTAGACGTGTTTGAAAAGCAGAGATATTCATTCCCTAAAAAACAGAAAGTTGCCAAAAGTAATAACAAAAGGACAGGCAAACGTAGTGACGCTAACGTTGACGGAGAAGGCAACGCTGACTAATCCGTATTTCTTGTTCTGTTTCGAGAATGAAACGACACAGGATAAGACCTACTTCACAGCAGCAGACACTTCTACCAAGACTGAGCGTTACAATCAGTTCACGATTACCGAAGGCGGCGACACACCTTTGAGTGGTGTGGTAACATTGGCAGAGGGCGAGTATAACTACGTCGTTTACGAGCAGGTGTCGCAGACTAATCTTGACCCTGCAAACGTAACAGGAGAAGTTGAGAGGGGCTTGGTTAAAGTGATAGGGTCTAATCCTACTGTGACCGAATATGAGAACGACAACACAACAACAATAGTATTTGAATCATGAGGTTCACATTCATAGGACAAGAGGCGAAGTTGCCAAAGTTTGAAGAGGACAAGAAAAGCCCGATAGTAAAGTACGGCTCGGACAACAAGTACCCCAACGAACTTATAGAACTTTTAGGTAAGTCAGGCAAGCACAACGCACTCATAACAGGTAAAGTCCACTACATCACGGGGCAGGGCTTTAAGATTGCTGACGGTGAAGATAAGCAGCGTGTTGAAGCGAGAGCGAAACTCTTAAGCATAAACCCAGCAGAGGACGCTGATGAGATTCTAAACAAGTGTGTGTTCGACCTTGAATTGTTCGGGGGGTTCGCAATTCAGATGAACTTGTCTAATGATGGAGATAATCAGTACTGGAGTCATGTAGACTTTTCAAAACTGAGAGTGTCATCTGACGGTGAGAAGTTTTACTACCATGATGACTGGGCGAAGTTTGGAAGTAAACCTAGTAAGGCTCTGGACGACCCTGAAACAAAAATCCTTCCGATATACTCAAAGGACGACCCGAAGGACGGGGCAATATATTACTGCTACGATTACCGTCCGTCTTATGAGTTCTATCCGTTGCCTGAGTACATTGCGTCAATACCTTACATTGAGATTGATTACAGGATAGCAAACTTCCATTTGAACAATATAAAGAACGGAATGAGTGCGGGGTCAATGGTGACCTTCTTCAATGGAGAGCCGTCAGAAGATCAAATGCGGGAAGTGGAGCGAAGGTTCAATGAGAAATTTGCAGGCGACAAGAACGCTGGGGGCATTGTGTTCCACTTTGCCGACAAAGGTAGTGAAGGGTCAAAAGTAGAGAGTTTACTGCCTAACAACTTCGACAAGCTATGGCAGGAGTTGAACGACACGGTTCAGCAAGAGTTGTTTATAGGTCACAAGATACCCAACCCCATGCTGTTCGGTGTGAGGGTAGAGGGTACGCTCGGGGGCAGGAATGAATTGATAGACTCGTTTGAGTTGTTCAAGACTAACTACGTTCAGCCTAAGCAAAAGAAGGTAGAGGACGTATTCAACTACATTTTAGGAACAGACCTGATTGAGATTGAAGAGATACCTGCTATTAAACCACAGTTATCAGAGTCAGCGTTGCAAAGCATCCTAACCCCTAACGAGTTAAGGCAGCTAGCAGGGTATGAGCCTATTACAGAAGAAGAAGAAAGTACAGACGGACTTGCTGCGAAGTTAGGTTCTATATCTCCATTGGTAGCGACTAAGGTACTTGAAACAATGACCACCGATGAGATACGAAGTATCGTGGGCTTAGATAGCACAGGAGGTAAACCGATAGTCAGAGAAACAACCACAACGCTAAAGAACTTCTCGCAAGATGATAAAGACCTTTTCTACTTCGAGAAGATAGGCAAGGTATATGACGGAAAAGTATTGGGCGAAAGGGAAATGCTTTTAGATGATGACTACCAGCCGATACTAAAAGACGCTGCTTTCAGATTGTCCTTTCAGCTTGACCTTGACGAAATAGACAAGCAAGTCATTGACCTTTTAGAAGACGACCCACAACGCACCCCAAAGGAATTGGCAGAAGCGGTAGGTGAGTCTGAGGCGGAAATGAAGCAACGCCTTAAAAACTTGGAAGAACAAGGTGCTATTAAGAAGGGCGTAACCACTAACGACATCGGCGAAGAGTATGAGACATACGAACCGAGCGAAGAAGCAAAAGAAGAACAGCCTGAGAAGAAAATAATCACGGTGTACAAGTATGCCGAGCGTCCTGATGCCCCACCAGCAAAGACAGGGAGCAGACCCTTTTGTCAAAGAATGATGCAGTTATCGAACGCAGGGCATAGATATACACGTGACGAGATCAATCAAATATCAGCGTTGGCAGGCAGAGATGTATGGACAAGAAGAGGTGGATGGTATAATCACCCAACACAGGGCAAACGACCGTTTTGCCGACACTATTGGGTACAATCAGTAATCGCAGTATGAGCAGGGTTTTATTTATATCAGAGAGTTACGTTAAAGACAACACCGTCTTAGACGAGAACGTGGACGCTAAACTTCTACGGAATGTAATCGAAGACGTGCAGAGGATTAAGTTCGAGCAGTACTTGGGGACGGACTTGTATAACGACTTCAAGACGGAGATAGCAGCAGACCCTGACCTGAGTGGTAATGCTGACTACAAGACTCTCTTGCAAGAGTACATCCAGCCTTGCTTGAAGCATTGGGTAGTATTTGAGTGTTGCGACTACTTGGTGTTTAAGTTCAGAAACAAGGGTGTAGTCAAGCAGAACTCTGAGAACTCGCAGTCGTTGCTACTTGACGAAGTGCAATACTTAAAAGACCAGTCAAGAATAAAGGCTGAGTTCCTTGCTAAGAGATTGGTTGAATATCTGTGTGACA